AGGACTGGGGGACCGGGGGTGACCTTGAGGCTGACAGGAAACTCAGGGGTATTGAGGGCGAGGCGTTCCTTCTCGGGAACATCATATTCAGGGAGTGGACCGAGAAGATGAAAAAGACCAAGGAACTTAATGAATCAATCAACGTTAAAAAAGCACTGAAAGATTTGAAGAAGAGGAGAGACCCGGACAACATTGAAAACTGGGATAGAATTGACGAAATTGAGGCTGAGATTGTTGAGCCGGATGATGTTGACCTTTCTTCCTTTAATATTAAGAAGCATTTAAACCCTAAATTCTGGGACGACGGTCACCTTGACACGAGAATCCGCCTGAGACTCCTTGACATCGCGGACGACTTCTTCCATTTCCTTGACGTGGACTGGGTGGAGCCAGAGGACATAATCATCACCGGCTCGCTCGCCAACTACAACTGGAACAAGAAATATTCAGATATTGACCTCCACATACTCATTGACTACGAGGATGTTGACGAGAGGGTTGACTTTGTGCGTGAGTATTTCACCATGAAGAAGAACGAGTGGAATGAGAAACACAAGAACCTGAGGATATTCGGGTTCCCCGTTGAGGTCTACGTCCAGGACGCGAACGAGCCCCACGCCTCAAGCGGTGTCTACTCCATTGACAGGGACGAGTGGCTGACCGAGCCCGACGTTGACAAGCTGCGCGCGGGAAAGGTAAACAAGAAACACATCCGTGAGATGGTTTCAACCTACATGAACAAAATTGACGATTTGGTTGATATTTATAAGAGGCACAAGGACAACGAGTACGAGATGAGGAAGGTCTCCGAGGACGCGGCGAGGATGTTTGACGAGATAAAGAAGACGCGTAAGGATGACCTTGCGAAATACGGGCGAGAAATGTGTGACGGGAATATAATCTTCAAGGCCTTAAGACGGAGCGATTATATCGGCAAGCTGATAAAGCTTAAAAACCTCACATATGACAAAATAAACAGCCTGTGAAACTTTTTTTACGTTTAAGGGATATTTATTGGAAAACTATTGGAAAAAATAGATAAAAAAGAAATAATTGTTTAAAGGATAACTGAGATGTCTAACAGTTTTAATGACCAGCTGTCACGCATGAAGGCTCTTATGACCTACGGCGCCGTCAATGAGGACGCCAAGCCTATCAGCACACATAATATTGAGTATAAGGCGAAAGCGGCTGACGGCAAGTATTACGGTATCATCCGTGAGAACAGCAAGTATTTCGTGAAGGTGGCGACTCCAGGCAAGGAGACCATCGCGGAGGCTTACCAGTACATCGGCGGAATCAACAATAAGGCCAACTATGAGTACAACAGCTACTCCAACGCGCTCAAGCAGTTCGAGCTCAAGCTCGGCTCAATCAACGAGGCTTATGACGAGGACCGCAAGGTCAACGTAGAGGCCCTGGACCCCTACAAGAAGGAGGACCTTGTGATTGAGGGCACCGAGAAGATGAAGAACGAGCTCGCCCGCCAGCGCCAGATTATGCGCAACGCGTGTGTCATTATGAACGAGGCCACCGAGATTGGCTCAACCCCGTTCAAGGCCCAGCCTGAGGCGGAGCATGACAACTCCGGCGACAAGGACACTCCGTTTACTGAGAATGGTAAGTATGAGGAGGACCGTGGCGCCATCAAGTTTGACGGCGGTGACCCTGAGAAGCATAGCAGCACTTTCGGCCCTGACTCCAAAGACGTGGAGGATTATGACCTTGACAAGGGCAAGGCCCCCAAGGTCGCGGGTTCGGTTGCTTCCGAAAGCCCTAAGGGCGGAAAGGTCGCGCGTGTTGACGAGTCCATGGGAGAGTGCGGTTTCCCTGGCCAGTTCAATGAGGAAGGCGGCGAGGACGCTGAAGGCGATGAGGACCTTGGCCTCAGTGGTGAGGACGAGCCCGTTGATACCGATGAGCTCAATCCCGTTAAGCCCGAGGAGCTTGGTGACGATGAGGCCGCCGAGGAGGATTCCGTTGAGGACGGGGACCTTGAAGGCGAGGACCTTGATGACGACGAGTTCGGCTTTGACGACGAGGATGATGACCTCGGTGACGAGGACGAGCTGGATGATGATGACCTCGGTGACGATGAGGAAGGCCTGGACGACGAGGACCTTGATGACGACGAGTTCGGCTTTGACGACGAGGATGAGGACTTTGACGATGAGGAAGGCCTTGATGACGAGGACTTCGGTGATGAGGACCTTGGCGGCGAGGAAGGCCTGGACGACGGGGACGAGCTCGGCGATGAGGACGATTTCTCCGCCGGGGAGGATGAGGACCCTGAGATTGAGCTTGATGAAAACATTGTCAAGAAGTTCCGTCAGCTCGTGAGGGAGTCCATCAACGAGATGTTCGGTGACACAATGTCTGAACCCGAAGAGGGCGAGGATGATGACGAAGATGATGAGGAAGAAACACTTGAGGAAGCTAAGGCTGCAAAGATGAACAGCATCGTCGAGTCTGTTGTGAGTGATATCCTTAACGAGGACGAGCTCCATGTGTTCGGTGACCACCCAGGTTATCGCAAGAAGCCTATGACCCTCCCTCAGACCGGCGAGGACAAGTTCCAGGTAAATCGTGACTGGAATGACGACAGCGTGCACAGTGAGGAGCCTTTCGGAAAGGGGAAGGGCGACAGCACTCCTTTCGACCAGCTTGTGGCGCAGATTACCGACTCTGTGATGAAGCAGATTAACGAGAATAAAAAAAAAGTGAAGTAATAGCCGAGAAAAAGGTTATTAAGCTCCACAAGAATAATAATGAGGCATCATCTCCGGCGCCACAGCCGGCGGGTGATGCCTCGGCCGCTCCAGCCCCCGCGCCAGAGATGCCGGTACCGGGAGCTGACATGACCGCGGATGCCGGGGCTCCGGACCCCATGGGCGCGGACCCGAACATTGGCGCCGGGATAGGAAACATGGCGGAAGACCCGAACGCGGGAATGCCGGCCGAGGGAGACCCGTCAATGGAAGGCGGTGATATGGGAATGGATGGCGGCGAGGCCGAGGGCGGGGACGACAGCACGGCCTCAATCATTGACCAACTTAGTGATGAGGATAAAGATGCCGTTAGAAATTACGCGAAGAGCCTTCTTAACCGCGATGAGACACAGAGTGGTGAAGGTATGCCTGGGATGGGAGAGCCCACAGCGCCAGCAGCTCCAGCGCCGGCCCAAGCCGGACAAGGTGTCATGATGGAAATCACCAAGGGCCGATTGAAGAAGGTCCAGCAGAGGCTTCACGAAACTTTCAGGTCAAATGAAGACGACGACGACAAGACCGAGAGGCCAGAGGAAAAGGTCAACAAAAACCGCGGGACGTCCCCTTTTGACACCCCGCTTGAATAAAAAACCCGGTTGTGAGTGATATTTATAAGAGTAAAATGTTTTGAAGATGAAAAGAATGATTATAAGCCCGGCACAGTTGAAAATGATTAACGAGACTGCCCTTAAAAATAATGGTTCGTTTTCTAATATCACCGATTTAAATACCCAAATTTCAAAAAATCAGGGTTCCGGGACCTACACAAATTCTACGGCATTAAACAAAGGTCTCGGTGGGTCTATTGTTGTTCCATCAGACCAACTTGATGACCCAACAACCCAAAATCAAATAATGAATAATGCGTCAGTTTCTGTTGTTGATTCCAATAAAACAAACGAATCCCGTTTTTCAAAGCGTCTGGTTGAGCTCGCCCGCCTGCTTGAGATGAGAAAGAACGGCAAGGTCTTCTCAAAGAGGCAGCTCAACGAGATGTTCATGGAGACCCAGGAGAACGCCGAGAGGTTGAGGAGGGAGATTGGCAAATGCCGTCTCTATGATATCTTTGACGCCATTGAGGAGGTTTTCCCCGAGGAGCTTGAGAACGCCAAGAATGTGGTCGGGAGCGGCGCCGACCTGCCGGAGTTCCTGTGCTCGCTCTTCAGTAAGGAAGGGGTGGACAGCGACAGGGAGGAGGAATTCCTGGACATGCTGGGAATATGATATGAGAACGATGTATATAAGTGAGGGTATGGCCAGGCGGCTCAGGGAGGGTGTCCTTAAGGATGCTCTCTCCGTTGATGTTCTGGACGGGCTTAAGGACAGCCCCTACGGCAACATCCCGTCGTTCATGGACGGGGGTCCGCTCGGGGAGAGGTTCCTCAGGAAGGCCCTCACCACGGAATATGACAACGCCAGGAACGCGCTGAGGAGCATGGGCCGGATTGAGTCCGTCAAGGCGGGGGATATCGGCTCCGCTTTCCAGGAGCTCCTGGTGAAATGCCAGAAGATTGAGTCGGCCAACCGTGACGCCCTTGAGAAACTCGCGTCAAACTACGTCATTGACCTTTTCTCGGTGCCTGACGACACGGTGAGGATTGAGGCCAGGCTCGTCGGGGCGATTGAGGACGGGGACGCGATATCACCCGTGGAGCCCTTTGACGGGGACACCGGCTTTGAGGCCGCCGACATTGAGGACCTGTCAGGCATTGACGGGCAGGTGGCCAAGAGGCATTTCCTCAACGCGCTGAACATGGGCGCGGGCAAGAGGATGTCGGCGAACATAAGGGGCTACATAGAGGACCTTTACGACATTGACAGCCGGCTCCCGCAGATGTACAAGGAGCTCCTCGCCCTGAATGACTACATGATTTTCGACAGCCCTGACCTGGGTATAAGTGACAAGAGCAGGAACCAGATAGGGATAGTCAACGTGAGATACGGCTCCCGGGACGAGCTCGTCACGATAAGCGCGAGGGGCGTCGTTTTTCCCGTACTCCTGTCCGAGCTCATAAGGGGTTTCATGGAGCTGTTCTCCGCCCACGGGCTCCCGAAAGAGAGGGACCGCGCGGAATACGTGCTCAAGAAGACCGACTACCTCAAGGCCGAGCCATGGCAGATGAGAATCGGCCCCTACATGTGGAACATCTTCACGGGATATTTTGAGGACACCGACACCGGCGACATGCCGTACATCTACCAGACATTGTCAAGGCTTAAGCCGGGAACCTTTTTCAGGGTGTTCTCCGAGATGATGGCCGGGACCGGCAAGGGAAAGGAGTACGCCGCCAAGATAAGGGACAAGGCCCTCAGGGAAAAGGAGAGGATATCCTTTAACGGCAAGATGAACAAGAGAAAGGACGACAAGAGCATAATAACGGACTCCTGCATGAGTCCGGAAGAGTTTTAACGGATATTTATTGTGATATGGATAGGAAGGAACTGGTTGAGATAAAGAAGGGGCAGACCGGGACGGGCCTGCTCATAGAGCATGACGGCTACATATCCCTTGACGTGGCCGGGAACAGGAAACTGTTTGAGGACATACATTCCGCGAGGGAGGAGGACAAGTTCTATTGCCCCCACCCGCTCATATTCAACGCCGTGCTCCAGAGGTACGGCGCGGAGAACGCGAACGGGAGAATCTATCCCGAGGCCATCCTTAAGAGGGAGGTTGAGAAATACCAGGAGAAGATAAGGGAGAGGAGGGCTATAGCCGAATTAAACCATCCGAGCGAGTCCACCATTGACCTCAGCCGGGTCGCCATCAATATCGTTGAGACCTGGTGGCAGGGAAACACGCTCTGCGGCAAGGTTGAGATTATAACCAGCCCAGGGTTCAGGAAATACGGAATCATCTCGTGTGAGGGTGACCAGACCGCGAACCTCCTTTTGGAGGGGATAAAAATCGGACTCTCGTCCCGAGGGCTCGGCTCCGTGTCTTCCAAAATGGGCGTCCTTATGGTTGAGGATGATTACGAACTCGTTGGTTTTGACGTAGTTAGCGACCCCTCAACATTTTCGGCATGGTTTTGCCCACAGGGAGAAGAAATACCAAAAGAATATTTAGTAAACAATAAAAAAGAACAAGAGGGGCTTTTTGAAAAGCTTAATCGCTTTAAGGATTGGTTGAACGAATAGTATATGCCAAAAAAATTAACACCGGAAGAATATAGAAAATACTTTGAAGAACATTACCCGGATTATGAACTTTTAAGTGATTATCTGGGTAGTACTGAATATATTCATGTAAGGTGTAAAATTGACGGGTATGAGTGGGATACAAAACCAATTTGGCTAAAGGCTGGCGCTGGCTGTAAAAAATGTTATTATAGACGTAGCGGCGAAAAAAGAAGAAAGGCAGAGGCATTGTTTATAAAACAGGCAAAAGAAAAACACGGCGATAAATACGACTATTCCAAAGTGAAATATCTTGGCAATAAAATACCAGTCACACTTATTTGTCCAGAACACGGGGAATTTGATATTAGACCGGATAAGCATTTAAGTAGGGGTGACGGGTGCCCTGAGTGCGCTAAGATAAAAAACGGGCTAAAAAGACGCACACCACAAGACGTATTTTTCGCTAGATGTGCCGAAGTACATAACGGTAAATATGATTATTCAAATTCGGTTTATAATGGCCAAGATAAACCAATAACCATTGTTTGCCCAATTCACGGAGAATTTACACAAAATGCTGAAAGTCATCTTGATGGGCATGGATGTCCTGTTTGTGCGGAATCTCTTTTGGAGAAAAAAATGAAAGGTGCATTATCAAAGCACAATATTGTTTTTGAATGGCAAAAAAGGTTTAAATGGCTAGGCCGTCTTTCGCTAGATTTTTATTTGCCGGATTACAATATTGCAATAGAGTGCCAGGGTCTTCAACATTATTCCAACTTTTATTTTAATTGGTCTAAAGGCTCAACACTGGAAGACATCATTAGACGCGACGAGTTAAAAAATAGCCTTTGCAAAGAGAATGGTATTAACTTAATTTATTTTGCGAGGGAGAACGCGATTTTTAATGTCTCCTCAATTTATACCAAAGAAAACACTTTTACTAGCTTTGATTCGTTGCTTAGCTATATAACAAGCAGTAATGATGGCAATCTAGAAAAAACACTGTTAAACAAAGATGATTTAAAAGAAATAGTAACATCTGTCGTTAGAAAAATAATTTGTTGCTAGTGTTTTTGCTTCTCAAAAGATATTTATGGGTAAAACCCACTGAATTATGTTTTTTCAGTTTGGGCTGATATTTATATTAAAAATAAGCGAAAATAATAAGCTGATTTACAATGAGCGTAAACAAGAGAAGCATATCTGCTCAAGCCTTGAAGGAAATGGACAAGATTAAGGACGCCATCAAGGAGGAGAGCAAAAGCACAATCAAGGCCATGCTTTCAGAGGCTGTCAAGGATGCCATCCGCGAGGGAATCGATGACGATGACGACATGGAGATTCTTGATGGCGATAAGGAACGCTGCCCTAAGTGCGGCAAGTGTGGCGATGAGTGCGAATGTGAAAAGGAAAAGAAAGACGCCAAAGGTAAAGACGACAAAAAGTCAGAGGAAAAGGATTCCGGCGAGCTCGATGAGGTAGGCGAGGACGAACAGGTTCCCGCGGATGACCAGGCAGCGGCGCAGGACCCCGCCATGAATGCACAACCAGCCGCGGATGCTCAGGCAGCTCCGGCAGAGGGTGAAGGCGCGGAAGGACAGGATGACTTTATGGCACAATACCAGACTGGCGATGAGGATACATTAGACCTCACGGGCGAGCAAGACATCCAGAATGTCTTGAGGGTTTACAAGGCCCTTGATGATGATGACCAGGTTGTCGTCAAGAAGGAGGGTAACAAGATAAACCTGCAGGACAACGGGACAGGCGCCGAGTATATCATTGACCTGGGGACTGACGAGGCTGAGGCCGAGGAAGAGCCCGGAATGGAAGACGGTGAGGCGGAACAATTAGCCGAGGAATTTGACGGCAATAATTTTGAAGAAGAACCAGAAATGACAAACAACGAAGAAACTTTGTTCGAGATTGACCTCGGATACACTGACAATTATCAGGACAAGGACCCGATTGACGGCCTGAACAATTCCGAGCCCTCAAAATCCGGTCGTTCCTGGCACAAAGGCGTTCCTACCGGCACCGAGAAACCTTGGGCTGGAAAGGGCACCGAGAAGAAGGGTGACCCGTTTGACAAGAGCGTCAACGAGAACCTGACACAACTTGACGATGACTATTTCGCGGCCGGTCTTAATGACACCGGCGTGGCAGAGGTTGAAACCGAAGACGGTATGCCTTTTGACAAGAAGGTTGGTAGTGTTGATGAAAACCAAACCACCTCCAAGTATCAGAAGCGCCATGAGGTTAAGACATGGGGAACCAACAGCGGGGACAAGAAGAACCCTAAGGTTTCAAGGAACACTTCAATTGAGGGTGACTACAACGTTGAAATTAACGTAAACGAGGCGGTCAAGAAACTCAAGGCGAAGAACAAGAAGCTCAACGAGGCTGTCAAGGAACTCCACAAGGGACTTAAAGAGGCTTACATGACAAATGTGAACCTCGGCAAGATTACCAAGCTCTTCCTTGAGTGCTCCACCACGCAGGCCGAGAAACTGCAAATCGTCGAACGCTTCTCCAACGAGGCGAAAACGCCGAAGCAGGCGCAGGCTCTTTATGAGTCAATCTCCAAGGAACTCACCAAGAAGACCACGGTTGACGAGGGCAAGGTCACTGAGAAGACTGTCGTGACCGAGAGCAAGGCTCCGGTCTACAAGTCACAGGACCTCCTCGATACGATTGACCTCATGAACAGGGTCCTGAATTGCTAAAAAGGTAAAACAAAAGAATCATAACAAGACAAAAGACTGAATAAAAATGAGAGAGTTTTTAAACAGCGGAGAAATCGGCAACATCGAGCTTAACGAGCAGCGCCGCATCCGCAAAGAAATCAACGAGCGCTGGGACCGCCTCGGCATGACCGACGGTCTTAAGGGCGTTATCAAGGAGAACATCGCCACTCTTTATGAGAACGAGGCTCACGCTCTCCTTAACGAGGCTACCGACGCGAACAACAGCGGTTCTTTCGAGACCGTCGTGTTCCCTATCATCCGCCGTGTCTTCAGCAAGCTTCTTGCTAACGATATCGTTTCCGTCCAGGCTATGAACCTGCCGGTTGGCAAGCTCTTCTTCATCCTTCCTGTCACTTCACAGAGGGATTGGAGCTCCGACGAAATCGCTGACGGTGTCATAGGTAAGCACAAGGGCCTCATGGGTTACGAGCGTACCGACCGCCGCAACGGCAACAAGTACAACCGTTTCTATCTTCCTGACGAGGTCGTGGGTGACATGGCCTTCGAGTACTTTGACGAGGACGCGCAGGAGTGGGTCAGCGGTGACACCACCTACGCCAACTACGACCAGGCTTATGACGCCATCAATGAGGCCCATCCCGGTGCCAAGATGCGTCAGATAGGTCCGAAGGTCACACGCTACATGCACAAGACCCTCTATGACCTCTTCTACAATGACTTCCTTTATGACAACTCTAAGGGTAAGATTCACATCAAGGTGACCGACGTCGCTCCTATGGAGTTTGACCATGGCCGTCTTGTTGAGATGAAGAGCGGCGCCACCAACGCCCGTCTTTACGCTGACGGTACCGTGCGTAACCTTATCGTTAAGGTTTCCGGCTTCTCTTCATATTGCGCCGGTAAGCTCACCGGTCCTGACGGCAACGAGATGGACACTGAGGGCTTCCTCGCTTCCCTTAAGGTTTTCCTCTCAACCAGCGGCGCTATTGAGAGCGTTGACATGAGCGGTGTCACCACCTCATGCTTCGAGCCTATGGAGGCCATTCCTTTCCGTGTTGTCACTCAGAAGTACGGCAAGGGCATCGTTGAGTACAAGAACGGTTGCGAGTGCGACTCCGAGGGTTGCATCTACCTTGACCTTGACCTCGCGAAGCCTGTCCGCGTACAGGGTGGCTCACTTGACGGCTACATCGGTGTTGACAGGGACCAGCTCGACGCTGCCCTCTCATGCATCAAGGCCGCATGGTCACAGTACGACAGCCTTGAGCTTGAGACCGAAATCGGCGAGGTTTCCTTCAAGCTCGCGAGCGTGACCGTCTCCGTTGAGGAGAGGAAGCTCCGCGCTACCTGGTCACCTGAGCTCGCCCAGGACGTCAACGCTTTCCACAACATTGACGCTGAGGCTGAGTTGACCGCCCTCCTCTCAGAGCAGATTGCCGCTGAGATTGACCGTGAGATTCTCCGTGACCTCCGTGAGGCCGCCCCTTGGCAGGCCCGCTGGGACTATAACGGCTGGCGCCGTATGGCTGGTTTCTCAACCAACTACACCCAGAAGGACTGGAACCAGGAGCTTATCACCAAGGTTAACCAGATTTCCGCCCAGATTCACAAGAGCACACTCCGTGGAGGCGCCAACTTCCTCGTGGTCTCTTCTGAAATCAGCGCTGTCTTTGACACCCTCGAGTACTTCCACGTCTCTGACGCTTCCGCTGAGAGCGACCAGTACAATATGGGTATCGAGCGTATCGGTGCCGTCTCCGGACGTTACCAGGTATATCGCGACCCGTATTCACCAGCTTGGTCAATCATCATCGGTCACAAGGGCAAGTCTCTCCTTGACACCGGTTACATCTACGCTCCATACATCCCTATGCAGCTGACCCCGACCATCGTCAACCCTGAGAACTTTGCACCTGTAAAGGGTATCATGACCAGATATGCGAAGAAGGTAGTTAACAACAGGTTCTTCGGTCATGTCAGGGTCGATGGTCTTGTACAGTGGGACCCGAACGAACTCCGATAAACGCACGTAAATCAGCGTTTTAATGAAAAGGTCTGGCTTCGGCCAGGCCTTTATTTTTAATATTTATAATGTACCCTTTTGACCGCTTAAAACTTTTGTATTAACTTTTATTTACCTTTTTGTCCATTTATTTGATTTTTGAGCTATTTATTTGTATATTAATAATGGAAAAATGAGTTTTATGAAACGGGCAATTTTAAATTTGGACAAAGTTGTGTCAGCATATAAAGATACACCTAATTTGCATGACCTGGCAAAAAGATTTCACACAAGCCACATACGTTTATCTCAGTTTTTAACTGAAAATGGAATAAAGATTCAAAATCGGGGTAAAAAACGTGATATTGATGAAAAAATGGTTTCTGATATGATTTATGATTATACCAGAAACCTTATGACTATGGACGGAATATCAAAAAAATACAATTTAAGGATAAAACGTGTCAGAGAAATATTCCGAGAGAAAAATATTAAGATTTCAAAGTGGAATGGTCATAAGAAAAAGGACAAGCAGATAAACGCACAAAAAGTAAAGAAGGCAGATGACCGAGAATATGTTACTTGTCCTATTTGTGGGTGGGTTACATATGATATTCAAGGAAAAGCGCATTCTTTTCAAAAACACATGTGCTCTGTGCATGGTTATAATGAGGATAGTATACTTACATACATTGAAGAACACCCGGAGCATGAACATCTCTTAAGAGACCTGGTAAAAAAACGTGGAAAGGTACAATGCAAGGTGTGCGGAAAATGGTTGTCAATTATAGACGACAGGCATTTAAAAAAACACGGACTGACAAAAAGTGAATACCTGGCTCAATATGGGACCGGAAAAACCATCAGTGAATCTTGCCGTAAAAAATTGCAAGAAAACATGAAGAAGATGCAAGACAACCCGAATTGGGAGCGTTTCACTTCAACATATGAAACTGATATTGCAAGAGTCCTAAAAGAACACGGTCTTACCATTGAGATGCATAACAGAACAATTTTAGGCGGAAAAGAAATAGATATTTTATGCGGCGATACGGGAATTGAGTTCAATGGTTGTTTGCAGCATACGGAATGGTTTGGTGGCAAGGATAAAAATTATCACCTGAAAAAAACAGATGGTGCGATTAAAAATGGCTACAGGCTGATTCATGTATTTGAAGATGAGTATTTTTATCATAAGGATATTGTTTTATCAAAAATTTTGCATATTTTAGGCGTGCATAGTAATATCCCGTCAATATATGCAAGAAAGTGTATAGTTAACGAAATAACCGGCGGCGAAGCGGAAACTTTCCTTGAAAAAAACCATATACAGGGGTTTTCTGGGGCCGGTGTTTATCTTGGGGCATTTTATGAAGGGAAATTAATTGCAGTAATGACATTCAGACACATTTTGAAAGAAAGTAATGAATGGGAATTAAGTAGATATGCTAGTGATAATGCCTATAAATGTGTTGGCGTTGGCGGTAAACTATTTGGCTATTTCATAAAAAATTACAACCCCGAATCTGTTAAGTCTTTTGCTGACCGTAGATGGACTGTTGATTACAAAAATAACTTGTATACGAAACTCGGGTTCAAATGTGCCGGTTTTACTTCTCCGGATTATAAGTATTACAATTTAAAGGATAACAAGCCTCAGCGGTTCCATAAGTTTGGCTTTCGGAAACAACGCCTAATTTCAAGGTTTGGGAATAGTTACGGATTAACAATGGACATGACCGAAACCGAGATGGCTAAAGCGCTGGGTTATGACAGGATATGGGATTGCGGTCTGATAAAATATGTCTGGAAAAAAGAAAACCCTGGAGATTAAGGTCTTCAGGGTTTATTGTTTCGGTATCCACAAGACATAAGGAAATTCCGTTCGGTAGATGTTTTCTGTAATGTCGCTCGGTCTGACAATTATATCGGTTTTTGCTGTTTCGGTGGCATAGTATCCTTCCCCATCGGAATCAACAATTTCCTTTGCAACTGAGGCGGCAATGAAATCTTCAAGTTCCATCTTCTTCCCTTTCCACTTTTTATTGTATGTAAGAGAAGGCTCCTGGAGTTTCCTCATCATTTTATCAGCAACCGCCATCTTTTTCTTAATTTCACTGGTTTTGCTCAACATTACCAGCCAATCGTCACCCTCCTTTGCGCACAGGTCTTCAGCCTCGGAATTTTCTATTTCAAGGGTATTGTATTCCTGTTTCCACTGGGCATATGTTTTTTCTAGCGGAATGTCTTTTTTTTCGATAGATTCCGCTGGTTTTCTTTTCTTTTTAAATGGCCACATAACTATAACTTTGTCAATTTTTCATTCAAATTATTCAATAAAACTTCATCCGGTTGATTTTCTTCGTTAAAGCGAGACAGCACCTTTCCAATTTTTATTATATATCTTCGGTTTAGTTTTGAGAATGTCTTTAAGAAACTCTCATATTCAAAACCGAAACTTGTTATAACATCTTCATACGCTTCACGATTATTTTTAATTATCTTTAACAACTTTTTTGAGTTTAGATAATAGTTGTAGGCGTTTGAGTTTTTCAATGTTTGGATTGCGTCTCTAATTCCCACAGACGACAATTCCTGGTATAGTTGATTGACAAATGCGTCCGTTTCACTTTCGGAAAGGGTATAGATAACATACGACACATAGAATAATTTCGAATCCTGAGTGTTGCTCTTAAGTATTCTGTACGCTTTATTGTAGGCAGTCACCCCTTTTTGGCCGAGACCGTACGAATTCAGCTTCTTTCCGCGTATCACCTGAAAAAGATGCTCCAACTCGTGCTGAATAAGGGGTTTTATGTTTGTTTTTAACGTACCAGATAAGAATTCCGTGTTTATATATATCTCTTTCAGCTCAACGATTGTTTCTGCGTCACCGAGAGAATATTTTTTTTCATAATATTGGCTTGACCTGTCGTTTAAAATATTAAAACATCTGAAAAATATTTTAATCCGTTCTTTTCCAAAGCTGGTATCAACCGTAATTGTCTTGAACTTAATATCGTTTTGTTCACCGTTAAGATGTTGAAACTGCGATTTTTTAAATTCGTCCTTAAACTTTGAGTAAACGGATTCGGTTGCTGAAACAACCTCATCGTTTATTGCCAAAGACTCGTTTATTGCGGACATCAGCGTCTTTTTTTGGCCGCTAGATAGAAGGTTTGTAAGTTGTATTTCTTTTAAGAGCACGTCTTCATTTTATTATAAAAATAAATATGAAAATGAAGAAAGTCAAACATCTTCTTGTTTTTTGTTTTTATGTGATATGTGAAATTTGTCGCATACACGGCAGAGATAAATCGTGTAGCCGGACAATTTGTGGGAGGCTATGTAGTCCTCCGCCTCTTTTTTTGACCCGAATTGCTTCTTTGACTTTCCCTTGGAGTTATAATGACACCTTGGGTAGGTCTTTTTGAGATTAGTCCTTGGCCCTAATGAACGCATACGCTATCTTTAACTTCCCATAAATAGTTATTTTTGTGGCAAACGGGATATTTATAGAAAAATAAGAATGAATTATGGGACAAAGGATACGCTTGGGTCACGACCAGTTGTGTGACATCATAAAGGAGAGTGTCAAAAAAAGCTTGAATGAGATAGACGCCAGGGCATTGGTGGGCGCGAGTGAGCGCTCTGTCCAGCTGGTCAAAGTTCTGGATGAGATTGACGAGTGCTTTGGCGCCCTGGAATCAGCCCTTGGCGACATCACTTCTTATGAGGGCCAGAGATTCGTGCCGGCAAACAGGGAGATTAAGGAGATATACTATGAGGTCACCCGTCTGTGGGACAGGTTTAAGAAAATCCGCAACAGGAAGAGGTCCCAGCGGGATAATTTTGAGGATGAGTACATAAGGCAAGGGCGGCCGGACGTTGAATAATAAGGACGGATAACACACACGCCAAGACAATGGGACAAAAAATACAATTAAATGAGAGTCAGTTGCGTAATCTCATCAAGGAAAGCGTGAAAAAAGCCATTATGAATGAGATTTCTTCCGATATGATTAGCAGGGCATCAGCCAAGCTTTATGGCAAATACGGTTGGAATGGAACCGAAAGGGATAAACTTGGGAAGGATGAGCACGGGAATCCGTTACATCCGAAAGACAAGAAGCCGATGGCGCAACACTATAGGAACTTCGCTGACGCGTTCAAAAGGGCGAAAGAGGATGAAGACCTTTCAGACCCGCTTGTCAAAAAGGCCCAGGAGTTATATGACCGGGTTGATTTGGAGAAAGAGGTCGCCGATTGGGTCGACCCGCCTTATGGCTGCGATTTGAACCTTTACGGTGAGATTGAGGACGAGGATGGTGGTGTCTGGAAATTCGAAGGCTGGGGAAACGGCGTAAGTTCAGGCGGGGATATTGAAATAGACTCGGTTGAGGAAATGAATTTTGAGTCTCCTGACGGGCGAACGGGAAGTGTTCCCAGGCCGTAATTTATTGAAAAGCAAAGAGCCATGGTTTTGCCACGGCTTTTTTATTTACAATAGTTTTTTAAGAGTATCATTTATAATTTTTTTGAGGTCTTGTTCGTTTAGTTTAACAGGTTGTTTCGTTTGAATATATTCATCTATTGCTTTTGAAAGGGTGTCAAAATCCGTATATACCGGTGCGAAATAATCTGATGGAATGTTCCTTTCAAAACTGATGTAAAACATTTTTATTCCATTTTCTTCACATTTTTGAAACTTCCTGGCATCGCGTTCTTTTGCCTTTTCGTAGCCGACGTCGCCACCAAATCTTTTATTGCTTCCGAAATGCTGACTTCCTTGATATTCTATTCCTATATTATAATCAGGTAGGTAATAGTCCAATGTTTGGTAACTTGTCTTTGATTTTAAGAATGGAAATGGTTTCTGGTATTCAACATTCCCATACTTATCTTGAAGGGCAGACAAGACTTCTCGTTCAGAAACACCAAACTTTTTACCGCACTCCGGACATCCAATTCCCCGAAGATGGTCATTAACTTTTTGTGAAAAAACACCATGGATTGGACATATGATATCCACTTTGGACCACGTGTTCTTCAAATTAACAAGGGAGTAATCATATTTGTCACCATGCTTCTCTTTTGCCCGTCTGATGAAATCTTCAAGTGAAACTTTGCGATATGCGCCTTTTCTTTCGTTTCCACATAGTGGACATCCTTGACCTCGTAAATGATTGTGGGCCGACATCGTAAATGGTCCGTGTTTTTTACATATGATTGTTACTGGCTCTGTTGCGCCTTTATATTGACATTCGGAATAATCGTAGGTGTTTCCGTGAATTTCTTTTGCTCTTTCTATAAATTTTTCAGTGTTTGACCTTCGTTTTTGTGCTCTTTTTAACAAACCGCATTTTGGGCAGCCGTTTCCACTCAGATGGTCGTGTGGGGTTTGTGGAAATTCACCATGTTCTGGACATATTATAGTAACCGGGATATCTTTCCCTTTGTAATCAACCTTTGAATAATCATATGTATCGCCATGTTTTATTTTGGCTTTTTTTATGAATTCTTCGGTATTTGACTTTGCTGGCATCTGAATTAACTTTCTTTTTAACCCTATTTATAAATAAGTACTTATGTTATGAATACTAAAAAACCAAAAAAAATTATTGATTTTGATTACCTTCGTAAAGAGTACGTGAAATGTTTAATGGATAAGACACGCATTTATATGATTGAGCACTTTCTCAAAACATATGATGCTACGCAAAAAAAGGATGTACAATATCTTTTGTTCCCAAGGCAAAAAGACCTTTGTAGAACACTTGGTAATGCGAATAGTGTCGTCACGACCAAGCCAAGACAGGCCGGAATAACTACTACTTGCGGTGCTTTTATTGGGTGTGAAATGTGTTTAGCGGACCCCCAATCACCACAAACCGTGCTTATCATCGGCAATACTCTTGACCTTGCACAACAGATGCTTACCAAAATCAAGGACTTCCTCCTGCAGTTTCCTCTATGGATGTGGGGTGATGAATTTGCCGACCTTGGGTATGATATGACGGCTCCGCCAGAAAACACAAACGTAATCTTTGACATCTGTAATTCAAAAGAACTTAAATTAAAAAACGGTTGTAAGGTTGTCGCCAGGTCATCTGGTCCAAATGCTAGCCGTGGTGTCGGTAAACAACACTGCCGACTTGCAGCGTAAGTTGCAACGATGAAATCCCGTAAAATCGGTGAAACCTAAATCGAAAGACAAGGCAATACCGAGGTAAGACCAGAAATTGCGAAAGGTTCTGGGACACCGTAGAGCGTAGAGAGTGAATAAATATAATCTCTCCAAGAGTGCGGGACATCCCAAGAGGATGAAAATGTACGCCAGCTATTTTGAAAAAAATGGGTTAAAGGATAAAAAGCCTTTAAGGTTAGTTAGAGTAACTAATTGATTATTTGGGTGTTACATGGCTTATCTTTGACGAGGCGGCGTTCATTGAAAACGGCGCTGATGTTTACGCTTCCGCCCTTCCTACAATTTCAACCGGTGGTCACACAATTATGATTTCCACCCCTAACGGTAAGGACCTTCTTTACTATGAGACTTGTAGGCGCGCGGGGTTGAAAGGTACTGAGGATTGGAACGGATTCGAGCTTGTTGAGCTTAAGTGGTTCCAGGACCCCCGGTATAACAAGTTTTTGGAGTGGTACAAGAAAAACGCGGAAACCGGTGAGGTTGAGGTGGTCAAGGAGGATTACCTTGACAAGAAGGGTAGCGTCAAGTTTGACCAGGCACATTGGGACGAGATGGAGAAGGCCGGTTATAAGCCGCGTTCCCCCTGGTATATCCGCATGTGCCAGCAGTTCAACAATGACGAGCAGAAAATCGCGCAGGAGTTGGACGTCTCGTTCCTCGGGTCAGCCTCCAACGTCGTGGCCCCGGAGTTCATTGAGATGCAGGAGAAGCTCAACATGAGAGACCCGGACCCGACTTACAGGGACCCGTTCGTGGAGGAGTCATGGCTATGGAAATGGCCGATACCGGGACACAGGTACATCATGGGCATTGACTGCTCACGTGGTGACGCGGCCGACCGCACCGCCATTGAGATATGCGACATGGACGCCATTGACGACGACGGAAAGCCTTGTATTGAGCAGGTGTTTGAGTATCACGGCAAGAGGACGGGTGACGAGATTGGTGAGATGGCCGTGCAGTACGGGCACATGTACGGGGACGCGTTCTGTACCGTTGACTGTATCGGGGGTACCGGTGACGCCTGTATCCTTATGATGCAACGCCTCGGTTATGAGAACCTTTACTATGATGACCCGAACCTGAAGACCTATACTATTCAAAGGGAGGCGACAAGCCTGCCGCTCACTCCGGAAGGGAAGCTGCCCGGTTTCCACTCGCAATCTGTCCGTTTCCAGATGCTCACGAGCTTCGCGAACATGGTTAAGACCAACCAGATTAAAATCCGGTCAAAGAGGGTCATACAGGAGCTTGAGACTTGGATTTACAAGGGTGAGGCCGCGAGGATTGACCATATGGACGGTTGCCACGACGACACGCTCACCTGTCTTGCTATGGCCATGTTTGTGATGCAGCACTCCCTGGGCAAAATCAAGGCCGCGATGGAGAGGGACGCGGCGTTCCTCAAGGCCTGGGTCAACACGGCGATGCTGACGGCGAGACAGGAGGAGCCCGAAAGGGAATATGACAAGGAGGTTGACGCCAGCCCGCGGTTCCAGATGCCCTTCTACACGAACAAGCCCAAGGGGACGGGAAATCCCCAGGCGGACGCGCTCATGTGGCTGATAAAATAAAAACCGAGGATTGAGTTCCCCGGTTTTTTAATTATCGTGAAAAATGTCCCTGGTGTAAACCTTGTCTTTCACGTCATCCAGTTCAGGGTCATATCTGTTTGTGATGATTACACTGCAGTTATTTTTAAACTCTTCTATTGATTTAATCACTTTGCATCCGTTGAATTCATCCTCTTTTATCGTTGGCTCGTATATTCTTACGCTACATTGCCTTTTAATAAGCAGTTCAATCACATCAAGTATGGCGCTCTTTCTGAAATTATCACTACCGGACTTCATCGCGAGCCTATATACGCCGACAATCGGAAACCCTTTCGGGTACTTTATCGGTTGAGAATACGCCATCGCTCCAACACGATTGGCGATATGTTCCTTTCTTGTCTCGTTGCTCTCCACAATAGCCCCTATGAGATTCTGTGGGATTCCCTCAAAATTCGCCAGGAGCTGCTTCGTGTCCTTGGGGAAACAATAACCGCCGTAGCCGAAAGACGGGTTGTTATACTGGTTTCCGATTCGCGGGTCATAACACATCCCCTCTATTATCTCCCTGGCATCCAGACCGTTACATTCCGCATAGGTGTCCAGCTCGTTGAAGTAAGCCACACGCATCGCCAGGTATGTGTTCGCGAACAGCTTGACCGCCTCGGCCTCCGTTGACCCCATCGCGAGTTCCCGGTAATCACCCTCCGTCGCTGACCTCACAAGCTCAAGGTACCTTCCGGCCAGCGCCTCCTGCTCCCTGTCGCCCTTCCTGTACCCGGCAATCACCCTGCTCGGGAAGAGATTGTCCCTCAGAGCTGTCCCTTCCCTCAGGAACTCCGGGCTGAAAAGGACTTTCGGGTTTTTAAATCCCTGTCCCTCAAGCCTTTCAATGAGACCCGCGGTGTAACCGACCGGGATTGTGGACTTGATGACGATGACGGCGTTCTGGTTGTGTCCGATTGCCTCGTTAACGACATTCTCAACCACGCGGGTGTCAAATCTTCCCGCCTCCTCGTCGTAGTTGGTGGGTACGGCCACAATCACGAAATCAGCCCCATCGTATGCAATCCTGCTGTCAGTCGTCGCGCCCAACGACAGTTTCTCCTCCGACAGATACCGGCTTATAAGCCCGTCCTTTATCGGGGACTTCCTCTCATTCAACAGGTCAACCTTCTTCCGGTCAACGTCAAGCATGGTGACGTCATGCCTTGTGGAAAGCATTACGCCGACCCCGAGGCCGACGTAACCGATTCCGACGACAGTTATTTTTTGTCTCATCATACATTTCCCTCCTTATGCGTGGAAACCGTTTTTCCCGGCCTTTCTCGTTGCGGATGGGTTCTTGCCCATAGATTTCCTGAAAGCCTCTCTGAGGACCTGTCTCGCGGCTTTACGGACAAATTCCCGCAACGCGTCGGCTTCCGCTTTTTTCCGGTGGTCATCAGCCCACAATTCCTTGTTTACCGAGTCTGTTGACGAGAGCTGCCTCCTGTCAAAATTTTTGAAATAGTCCCGTATCGCGTCAAGGTCCCCCTCCGGCAATGAGTCGTGAGCATCATAATTTCGCTTTCTCTCATAGCTGTCAAATGCCGCGTTCAACCTGTTCATAACCTTTTCCCTTGACGGCTCATGCGGGTGGTTTCGCCAGTAATACTCGTTCTCGGCCTTCCTCCTCTGGTCGGCGACATCCCTCCCGCGCTTCCAGTCCGTGAACGCCTTGACCTTGTCCTGGTTCTCCCTGTTCCACTCCTCGGCCTCCCTCCACGCCCGGCTCTCGTATTCCCCGGTGTAGTAGTTCCTGAGGCCGTCCAGGTTATACCTCCCGTCCCAAATGTAGGACGTGGTCACAAGGACCTTCCGGACCGCCTTGCCGCCCGGGTTCAGCTTCACGGCCACGATGGACACCACGCAGGTCTCCCTGTTGGCGATACGCACCCTCGTGTCGTGGCGGATAAGCCCGGCCTTAAAATCCCTGATGATGTCGTGGATTACGCTCCTGGCGTCCCCTATGACATCATCCTCGGTGATGTCCCTCTCATACTCCCTCTCAATCGCGTGGTCACTGAACTGTATGGAGACGAAATAGGGCAGCCGGCACAGGGGGATTGAGTCATACCAGTCCTCGGACTCAAGAAGCCGGGCCACGGACTCCCTTATGAGGGTCCGCAGGTCATCGCTATTTAGCTGAATCGTTGCCATAGTACACTATAAATAGTGCCTTGGCCTAATAAATCTCCTCGCACTCTATTCTCTCCTCATCTTCCGGGCAGTCCTTGTCAAAATAGGCGATGTCAACGGAAACGCTCCTCGCCTCGTCAAAATTGGGGTGCCTGATGATGTCTTTCTCGGCCTTTCTAAAGAACTCGTCGGCTGATTCGTACCTGAATGTGTAATCCCCGTATCCATATTCCCAGTCATCGTCAATGACCGATACCAGGATATTGTACGTGTCGAGGCCGTACTCGTTTCCGGCCTCGATGCGCGTTTCCATGGACCTCTTGCACCTGTCAATGAGTTTCCTTACCTTTTCCTTTGTCATAATGTTATTGTTTATACGGTATTATTACAAAAATCGTACCAAATAAACAAGTTCCGGGAGATATTTATTGTACTGAATTATGAAAAAGGTAATTTTAACAGAATCTGACCTCCGTTATATGATTGAATCGGCTGTGAGTAAGCTGATTCGGGAGGGTATTACGTATAAATCAAATGGAAACGGAACCATAGACGCGAGAATCAATAGCCTACAGACCGACAAGGCAAATAAGGAGGTCGACACGAGGATATGGGGCTCAAAGAATGATGTCCTGTACGGAGATGGGACTCTTGGTAAAAGAAGCAAATCGGTCGCGCAAAAACAAGCCAATTTGGAGGCGGCAAAGAACGGTTATTTGAAAATCATTGAGCTTCTTAATTCTGGCGCCAATAAGATAGACCCGGCAATTGTCAACAATATAGAAGACGCGCAGTCCAAATCGGCTTTCATGAGACGTATACGGGACTTTAATGAAGGCGAAACGACAGCCGAAGACATGCTTATCTGGGCGAAAAATTCATATGACAGGATTAATCTGGACAAGGAGATAAGCCAAAATAAAGTGGACAGATTTTCCGCCCTCGCTTCCGACAACGACAAGGATTTCAGGTACGATGTCGGAACGGTCCCAGAAACAAACGTTGAGTTCATTTCCCTTTATAGAATGAACGATTTTAATTTCAGCGACGTCACGAAACACGGCCAATTTAGGCAGAACGGGCTTACTGATAAACTGCTCGGAATCAAAAACTCAAACGACCGTAGTAGGGAAGACAAGCTTTATGGCAAGGGACGCGGACAACTGAAAAGAATACCCGCAACATATGACAATGGGCTTACGCCGGACGTGGCGAACAATTTCTCGCTCAACGCGGCTACTATGGCTCCGGATACAGAACACTACAAGAAACAGTACGGGCTCGGGGACGAAAACTATACCTCTTTCACCCAGTTCCTTGACAAGTCCATCATATATGCGGCCAGGGTGCTGAAAGAGGTTGGTTATAAGCCGGATGTGATTATAGCTCCGCCTTCCAGCTCAAAATACAACAAATACTACTGCACAAACCTTTCCAGGAAGCTCGGAATACCATACATTGACAACTTCTATGAGAGGAACGTGACGGAGGTGCGATGTGATGAAGAGGGCATGAGGAACGCCGGAATGACGGAGAGCAACATATTCGCGTTCAAGACGAAGGTGAAAAGCGAGGTTGCGGCTGAAATATCACTCATTGTGGCCGAGCCGATGGTGAAACTTGTAAACACCCATCCCGAGCAATTCTCCAACATCAGGAAAGGCCGTGGCGTGAATTATGACCTTTCCGCAATCAGGACCGTATTGTGCCAGATGTCAGCGAACGCGCTCGTACAGAATCTTGGGGCTGGAAATACCGACTACCTTTACAAACAGATATGCTTCAAACTGGCAAACAAGGACTTCGGCGGCGGAACAATTAAAAATCCGGAAATTGAAAGGCAGATTAACGATATTGTCCATTCAAGGTCCATCATGAGGGAATATCAAGCCGCGTTGTCGGAGATGCACAGGCTCATCATTGCCTATGAAGATAAGTTGATGACCGAAACGGGTGTAAAACTGAACGTCGCCAGCAAGAAATTCAAGGTAACGGATTTTGACAAACGGGAGAGAAAATTCCTGTCCAACGTATATGTCGTGGCCAGCAAGAACCTAAACAAGAACGGTGAGTTGTTCAACAGGCTGTCCAATTCAAACTTCCTTATCTTTGACGAGGATATGAATAGCGGGGCGACGTTGAAACTTTCCATTGACGCGTTGCTGGACAAGATACCGGGACACAATTCGGACCAGATTAAATGCCTTGTGAACTGTTACTCATCAGGCGGAAGATAAAAATAAGAATTGATAAAAAACTAAAATAAATGAAAAGAATAGTAAAGCTTAGTGAAAGCAGCTTGAGAAGAATCATATCAGAGTCTGTTAAAAATGTACTAAACGAACAAGGCACGCCGGAAACGTTGATAGAAGAACTGCAAGGTATCTTGGAATGTTTAAATTCTGCATACCAGGACCTCAATGAAAATTTTCCGGATTTCGAAATGAGTAATGCCCAAAACGACCTTAATTTTGCCGCTGACCGAATTGAGACCTTAATAAGATGGACTAACGAGGGCCAAGAAGGCGCGGTAAACTTTAGTCTTGGCGACGATTACGGCGGATATGGGTATAATGGCAATTACGATTAACATATTTATCCCAGGAACCTTTACGGAACCTGGGATAATATTTTATCAGAACGCGAATGTCACCTTTGTTTCATTCGGGTCAAGGTCAAACAATGTCTCAACAGCATATACAAGCGTCTTCACTTCAGTGAATGACGGCTTTTTGCCGAAATCCACCACGATTGAAGAGTTTTTGCCATCAAACATTGACGAGCAGCATTTAATGCCCTTATCGTGCTCCAGATTTCCAAGGAATATATTCCTGTAGTTTATCCATGCGTTTGGCCCGGACATCTCCGCGAATGTCCTCTCAAAATCGCTGAGCGCCATTTGCTTGTCTTGCGTCCGCCCCGTGTTCTCACCGCCCGCCTCGTTGTTTACCTTGCGCGCGATGTATGAGGCGTACTGGTCATAAACCGTGTCGCCTGCCTGGCACAGTATTTTCGCTGACGGGGTGACCACTTTCTCAATTTGCGAAAACCTGTATTCCTCATAGTCTCGCGCGGTCATAAGCTCAACCGCGCGCTTGAAGGTGAGCGTGATATCCTGCGGGCCCTCCTGCGTCACCGTGATTTCCTGCCGGTCGTCCTTGTACCTCCCCATCACAGGCTCACCCAACTTGGCCAGGGCGTCAAGGATTTCCGGCTTCGTGTTCACCATTGTCTTAAAGGAGGTCACCGCGTCCCATATGTTGTTGTTCCTGTAGTTTTGCATGTCTTTTTGCACTTTCTCCTCCTGGCTCAAGAAAAAATCGTCATTGAACTTTTTGCCGGTGGTGTCACAATTGACGAAGTTGAATATCTGCTTGGAGAACGCTTCCTTCGCATATGTCGTCCCGTTAATACCCTTGATACAAATGTCATCATAGCCGGTTTGCAGCTCATAGACGGTGCAGTATCCATACTTTTTGATATATGACATTATTTTAAGATACGCCGAGAAGACACGGCTCTTTTCAATGTGCGGAAGTATGCCCCCGGTAAGTGCCGATACGGAGCAAGCATATGGCACCGCTGCTTCAACTGACGTGCTGATATGGATAATCATTTCCTTAGTGTCTTGTAGTGAGGGTCTTGTAATGATGTAGAATGACGGGTTTGTCATTTCGGCTTCCTTCTTGAAATAGAGCCTCGGGAGCGTCACGTTGTAGTCGTTCTTGTTGATGGCAAACGTGCCGATTAACCTCACGTTGTCGTAATCGGTTAATCGCCATCTTTCTGAGTCTGTGTAAGTTGAATCGTAGAATTGCTCGGTTTCCTCTACGAGCTGTTTGACATCGGGATAGTACATGTCAAACGTGCGGGAGAGCCCCGCATAGTCTTGTTTTTGCATAATTGCTTGATATTTTGTTTGTTATGTGTTAGGTGCCCGTCTTCATATTGCTTATAGGATATCCAGTGCAGGCGGTGTGGATACCTGTCGTTTTATATAAATATAGTGATTATCAGTAAAATAGTCAAATAGAAAACCCGACCTTTATGGGGGTCGGGTTGGATTCTATTGGAAAAATGATTCGTCAAACAACGTAAGCTGAACACACGGGTCCGCCTTAAACCACATCGGGTATTTCGTGTCGCATTCGGTCCGTTCCTCCTTGAAAGAAATGTATCCTGTTCTCTGTTTCCCAATCGCTGGCCACTTGTTGTAATCAAATTTAAGCGAATCGTGCCACTGAATCCTGTTCTTGATGATGTTCCTGACCTTGTAATCCAGCTCCGGTGTTGTCTTGACCTTTGGGTATCTGGAAACCGTCAGCGCGTAGAGACGTTCCCTGCACTCCTCAACGTTGTCAGCCATGAGCTCCACCCCGTATATGGACTTGAGCGCCTCAATCGCGTCATCCACGTTCTTGCTGTTGTCAAGCTTCCGGTCAAGGATTTCAACAAGGAAGTTGCCGTTACCGGCGGAGTAGTCAATGAACGTCTTTTTCATGTCCTTGAACGCCTCCAGTGGGTATTGGTCAAGCATGGAGTTGACGACACCTATCGGGGTGAAATCCTCTTGGGTGTCGTCGTGTCTCTCCACTCTCTTTTTTGTCTTGTCCTTCTCTAACATCTTGAATTACAGATTGTTGATAAAGTTATTCACTTCCTCATCGGAGACGGAATCGGGACCGCACATGTAACGCTTGAACCAAGGGCTGTTACGCTCGTACTTCTTGATGGTACGGTCAATGAGGGCGATTTCCTCGTCGGTGAATCCGAACAGCTTGTTGATTTCCTCATCGGTGTACTGCTTGTCAACCAACCAAGGTAACCAACCAGTGACAACATTCTGTTGATGGAACGTCATGGTCAAGTTTATGAAAAGTGGAAGCTTGTTATTAAACACAAAATGTTTCCAATTCTCCAATTCTTCTTTTGTTCCGTAAAGGTTGTCGGCGATGTTATCGGTCAGGTGTTTACCCTTATCATACGAACATAGCGGCTTTGGCTCAATTGAATTCTGATAATAATGGTATGCAACGGAAGTGAACGGGGTGCAAAATTTTCCGAATGCGGTTTCTTTCCAAAGCGATTCATTATCATAATTACATCCAACCCTTTCGGTAGTCGCAGCGCATAAAGAGCCGCCAGCACCTCCGACAGTTTTACCGTATTTAGTGTACCAAAAATCTCCACCCATACTTTTTTGCGTTGTGTGGGATTTCATCATATCACCAAAATTATGAACTTTTTCAAGAATGGACCAAATAGTAAAATAGTCTCCAACTAAGTTACAATCATATAAAGACTTAACAAATCTTTTTTCTCCGCAACAAATAAGTTCAATCTTATCATAAGTCCTTGACATGTCAATAACGACTGTGGCGAACGGTACGTGCTGTGTGGTGCCGAAGTCTTTGTTACGGTTTTCAATCACAACACTTTCAACATGCCCTTCAATCTTATCTTTGATTGGGTTACTTCTCTTTGCAGTAGCACCATCTTTTCTCACATTGATAAGCCAGGTCGCAGGCTCAATGATAACCATCCTGCCTTTTTTGGTAAGCAGGTCAAGTCCTTTCTCAAGGAAGTCAAGGTGAAGGCTTCCGTTATAAGGGGGGTTCTGGATGATATAGTCAAATTTCATGTCGTCGTATTCGTTAAGATTCTTTATGTATTCCTCGTCTTCTTGGGTGTTAAGAATGCGGATGTTGTTCCACGAGATAGGAAGTGCATTTCTCAGGTACAGTGCATCCCTCTTGGTTGGACAGAAGGCATACAGTCTGGAAAGCGCCTCTTCCTCACTCAATCCGGCTTCCAGCATTTCCTTAAATGAAGCAAGAAGAAGATTCGGGTCTTTACAATAAATATCAACTACTTTATCATACATAATATACAAAAAATTGTTGGTTAATACTATATCCTATATTACAAAAACCGTGCCAAACTTATTTCTTTGAGTGAAAAAGTGCATGAGCCATAGAATCGGCAAGGTAGGACGGCATTCCGATTTCACTGGAGTCTGGGCGATAGAACCAGGAGCCAATGAACGCATCACGGTGCTTTCTGTATTCGTCAAAGCTTTCCTCAGCTTTAATGCGGTCAAGTTCCGCCTCCTCAGCATTCATTCGGACAACCATATGGTCAAGGGACTTCTTGTTGAAGTAACCATTATCCCAGGCCCAACGGAAAAGGTTCGGGTCGTTCTTGGTTGTGCTGATAAAGACCTCCTCGTCAAGATTATCAAAGACATCAGCCATTGTAAGTTCCTTTGTATCAGTAAGATAAATATACTCCGGAAGACGCTTCAACATTTCCTGGCAGTTCTCAATGAGCTTTTTGCGCATCTTTTCCTCCTCGGACTTGAACTCCTTACTAGAACCGTTTCTGGCGCCTCTATCGGTAGGCTTGAACGACTTTCCTCCGTCAACTCCGCCGTCAGTTACCTGTACGCCCTTATCATCCTTTTTCCCTTTGGAGTCGGAAGACATGAACTTAGGGAGATTGATGGTGTCCTCAGTGTCCCATTTGTAGGAAAGGCTGCACTTACCAGCATACTTGTCGTAGCCCTTGAAATAGAGCTTGTTAGCATCAAAAATCTCAGCAAGGGTAGGCTCGTTCTCAATGAGTTCCCAGTTGTTGCCGTGACGGAAAAGTGGCATGCAGTCAAAAAGTTCACGGATAATCTCCGAAGGACTCACATGCTTGGTACCGTACATCCGGCTGTAGGCGTACTCGTGGACAACAGCAAGAAACCGCTGAGGGCAGAAGTCAAAGACATAGCACTCGGTCTTACCAGGTTTGGGGGTCTGCGCACGATAGAGAGCCTGGATATAGCGTACGATAGAGGTAGAATCGTCCATCATGAATACACCATTCCAATCCGCGATGCTGACACCGGCAAGGAAACGGACACAGGTGAGGGTGATGGTCTTCTTGCGGTAACCGTTCTTCGCAATCTTCATCTTGGCCTTGATTTCATCGGCGGACTTGATGCCATTGGAACCGGCACCGTTGATAACAAGGTACTCGTCCCCGTAACGCTCCTCAATGCGCTTGGCCACAGCGTTAATAGCCTTGACATCGTACGGCATAACCCACAGTGAATCCTCAATCTTGTACCGATAGTAAGGGGAGTTGGCGATTGCCTTCGGATTTCCGTCACGACCGAGAACCATGTCAAGCGTATTGTCAACCCATGCCTGATGGATGAACTCACCCTTGTTGTTGACTGCCCACATCTTGCGGAACTTGAAATACTCCTCCTCGGCGTAATATTCCTTCGCCCAATTCACGACACTCTCGTTCATGTCGTAGGTGACGAGGTTGATTCTCGGCATTTGAACATCCGGGTCGTTACACTCTTCAACATAGTCATAATTGAACGTGTTCTCATCGTTGAATCTCGGGTCTCCATTGTAACGCATGGCGGTTCCGGATACGTAAATCTGGTTCTTGATTCCGAGAGCTTCCATAACTCGCTGGAAAAGTTCCGTGTTGGCTCCGTGATGCGCCTCATCAACAACTGCAGCATCAAAACCACACTGCTTGAGGGTTTCAACGTTCTTCATGAGATTGTTGAGGTAATCGCGTTCTTCGGCCTCATTGAACTCTTCCTCGCCGTTATCGGACTTGCCGTACTTGTGCTCGGCAAGCTGCGCGGAACAGGAAACAAGGGTCTTCTCGGAATCGCCAAGCTTGTCAAGAACATCTCTGTTGTCCTTGAAGTTGAGATACTGCCACTTGGTGAATGCGATATGTTCCTCAATGTCATCCTTCATGGAATCAAAGACGAACGGAAGATAGGACATGACAAGGACCCTCTTGAATCCGAGGTTTTCAAAAGAACGGAGAAGGGTATGGTTTTTGCCGAAACGGGGCTTGGCAGCAAGAAGGAAATAGCTGATGCCTTCGCTGCAATTATTGTTGAAATAATCGGTAATCTTGCCTATGGCTTTGCTCTGTGCGGTTCTCGGAAGGTAGTTCTTGGAACGCTTCACACCATAGTCAAGCTCGTTGATGGCACGCTGGATGTCGTCAAAGGCACGCTTACGGGTGTCTTCAACGCTCTCACCGTCAACAAGCGGAATAAAAAGCCACTCGTTCTGGGTCCTGGAAAGAACGTCGTCAGCCGGAATGTCAGCTTCCTTGCACTGGATATATCCAAAATGGTCAATGAGGCACTTTCTGACTTCGTGGTCGGTATGCTTCACACCCTCCCACACGGACTTGATTTCGCCGTACTGGAAAAGGAACCGCCAATTAGAAGACTGAGACGCAGTCGACTGCTCCTTGATTCGTTCAACCGCTTCACGCTCAGCGTTAGTTTCACCGACTTTAACCTTCAGCATCTTCTGGAGGTTGTTTTCGCACTTTTCGTTTTCCCGTGCATTCTTGGCAAGGTTGATGACATCGTCGCTAACGTAGGCGTAAATCTTTCTTTCTTCTACCATAAATTTTCTGTCTTTAAATTTTCTATATTACTATATGCAAATACTGTGCCAAACTTTAAAATCGTGTGAAATATTATAAAAAATTCAGCACGGTATTCATAGTATTTATACTACAAAAACCGTGCCAAACTTAGTACAAATCCTCACTGTACATCATATTGTATCTCCCGCACATTCTTCCGGTCCTGTGCTGGGGCTCACCCTCCATGAGCTCCCTGTCGCCAATCGCGTCGTTTTCAAGTCTCTCAGGGTCCCTAAACGCCCGCTTCTCGTCAACCTGCCCGGCCTCATAGGCGATTTTCATTCCCTGCCACCTGTCAACGAACCTTCCCTCACTGGTAAGGAACCCGTCAACATAGTCGTAATATTCCAACGTGTCCTCGTACTTTGTTATCATCGGGGTCTCATTCTTTCTCTCGGCGAGTTTCTTGGCGTTCCATAACGGGTTCGTGGACCTGACGTTGATGCAGTTCCCGTGCCGCCACTGACCTATAACCACCCCGGTGTCAATGTTCTGTGCGATAAGTCCTCTGGGTGCCTCCGTTCCGTCGCGGTACCAAACTGCCGCACATAAAATATACTCTTTCTTCACCTCTTCAAGCGTATCCGGGTCAATCTCAATCATTTCCGGCTCGGTAGACATCCACCAGTCAGCGAATTTCGCCCTAATCAAATAGTGCTTGAGGTGTTCCTTGTCAAACTCGTCCGCATCTTCCTTGCTTGCGAACATGCACGGTACGACATCATAATAAGAAAAATATGTGCCCCTGGTGTTTTTCTTGACGTAACCCGGCACCTCGCTCTCCTTGTCCGTGCCGTATCTCTCCTTCCAACCGACGGGAAGCGCGATATATTCTCTTTTCCTGAACATAGTTAAAACATATTATAGTTGTCCCATCTCTGTCGGCTTCCTCCAGTCATCAGCGTGGTCATACTCATATTGCCATCCGGCGTCGCTAACCCTCTTCTCCAGCTCCTTGATTTTGCCGGTCTGCATCTCCAACGCCTTCCTGATGGCATCCTCAACGTCACCCCTTGAATAAAGGTCAGGGTACTCGGTGGGGGTCAGGTCGCCCATAATCTTTTTGATGATGTCCTCTG